ATGCGCGTTGATGGTAATTTGACCCACGCTGGTCACGTCAAGTACTTCATCGGAAACGCTGCCTAGTACTAGACGACACGCTGAAGGGCCGGGGTTGTGGGTTGCCCCGGCCCTTCTGTTTGCTAAGATTCCCGTATGGGAAAAAAGGGGAACCCTGCATTGCAGGAACAGTTATCTGGTGCTTTTGGTATTTATTCGAACTCTTATGACAGTCCTACCGGATATGGGCAACAGGTCAAGTATTTGGTTGACTGTCTGTTGCGTCAGGGGTTGGATGTTGCCAACTTTTCCAACTTTGGTCTTGAGGGCAAGATTGATGTGATTCGCACACCTTATGGTGAGGCGACACACTTCCCTCGCGGGTTTAGCGGTTACTCACAAGAGGTTGCACCGTTGGACTTTATGACCTGGAGCAACGGGGTCAAAAAGAAAGACCTGTTCTTCACGCTTTACGATGTGTGGATTCTTCAGTCTGAGCATTATGAGAAGTTTCGGCAGATTTGGTCCTGGACGCCTCTCGATCACATTACGATGCCCGCCCGGGTTGAACAATGGTTGCGTAAACCTAACGTCCTCCCGATTGCCATGTCACCGTTTGGTCATCGCCAAATGAATGACAAGGGTATAGACAACGTGTATATACCTCACAGTGTTGACACGAAAGTGTTGAAGGAGACTTGGGAACTCAGTTCTGGTTCTCATGTACGGGATTACTGGAATGCTAAAGATAAGTTTGTTGTGGGTATGGTGGCAGCGAACAAGGCGTCCGGTTTGGTTCACCGTAAAGCTTTTAGTGAGAACTTGATGGCATTTAGTATCTTCCAGAAGAAACATTCTGACGCTGTACTGTATTTGCACACGGATGCGACGGGTTCTGGTATTGGTTGGAACTTGTTGGAGATGTTGAAGGGCCTTGGTGTGCCTAATGAGTCGGTTCTGTTGGTGAACCCTTTAGAGTATCGTTATGGGGCTTCTCAGCACAATTTGGCCGCCTATTACACGGGTATGGATGTGTTGTTGGCTCCGAGCATGGGTGAAGGGTTTGGTGTGCCGACGATTGAGGCGCAAGCGTGTGGGACTAGGGTGATTGCTTCTAACTGGGCCGCCTCACAAGACCTTGTTAGCGAGGACGGTTGGTTGGTTGATGGTGTGCCGGTGTGGGATGCTGGTCAGTTTGCGTGGTGGCAGACACCGATGGTTCCGTCGATTGTTGATGCTTTGGAGCAGGCTTACGATCTGGGTCACGGCAAGTCTGAAGTCGCTAAGAAGTTTGCTTCCGGTTTTGATGTTGAGACTGTGTGGAAGCGTGATTGGATGCCGCTTTTGAGGGGATATTTCTCGTGAGCATCACAGTAGTTTCAACAGTGTGGGGAGATTGGTTTGACAAGTATGGGGATGGTTTCAACGAAACGTTAGAAAACGCGGGCTGTGAACACGCTGTTCTTGTTTCGGATCGTAAGGTTCCCGTGACCGACTGTGTTGAGCTTGTAGTAAAAGAGCGAAGTACTCACGCCGATTTTCTGAACGTAGCGACACCTCTTGTGCAGACTGACTGGATTTTGGCGATGGGCTTCGACGACTTACTTCTTGAAAATGCGATGGACCCGATTGAAACTGGTGCAGACATTTACGGTTTCCCGTTCGTGATGGGCGGTTTGCGTTCAGGTGTTGCAAGTTATTTAGGCGACTATGAGAACACTTGGCGGCTGGGTCACAACCCGATGGCTGGCGGGTTTGCTTACCGCAAAGAATTGTTGCTGGAGGTCCCGTGGAGGGATTTTCTTTATTTGGATTGGATTCACTTTTGCGAAACATCGTTTCTTGGCAAGACGTTCCAACCGTCAGATGTTCCGCGTATCATGTGGGTGAGACGGGAAGATAGTTTGTCGCTGACTGGGAACGCTGAGGCTCACGCGCAGGTTTACAATTTCCAGGCCGAGCTTGCTGGGGGTTTAATCCATAAGCGGGTTGCGAATGCTTAAAAATCTGACGGTGCCGGTGTTGAACCGTTACGACCTCCTGGACAGAATGATTGCGTCGATTGACTACCCGGTATACGAGTTATTGATTATTGACAACGGCGGCGAACTTGACAAGATTCGGTTCAACGAGAACCTAATTAACGTGAACATTCTCAACATGCCGTCGAATCTTGGGGTGGCTGCGTCATGGAATCTTGGCATTAAACTGTTCCCACATCACGATAGATGGTTTTTTGCCTCTAATGACATGGTGTATTTGCCTGGTGCCCTTCAGGGTCTCTCAGAGGCTCGTAGAGACGAGATAACCCTTTCTGATATGTTTCCCTTCTGGCACACGTTCTGTGTCGGTGAAGAGGTCGTCAGGAGAGTGGGTTTGTTCGATGAGGCCCTTTACCCGGCCTATTTCGAGGACAACGACTACGAGAGGCGTTCTGTACACAAAAATGTACATATTCGGTCAGTTTTTATTCCCACCCAGCACGAAAATTCGTCAACTATTGGAGCTGACCGTGGATTGCGTGAGAAAAACGCGGTCTCGTATCAGAACAACGCAATTTATTACAACAACAAGATGGCGAAGAATGATTACGGTGAGGGGGCGTGGTCTTTGGACCGTAGACGCCGTAACGCATGGGACACGCCACGATAGACTAGATGTGGAGGACTTATGGCGATCACTAACGGCTACACTGATTTAGCAACCCTGAAGCTGAGTTTGTCAATCACGGATTCCGTGGACGATACTTGGCTGGAGATTTGCGTTACCGCTGCTTCACGCGCTATCGACAACTTTACCGAGCGTGTGTTCTACCAGGTTTCTGGGTCGCGTGTTTACATTCCTTACGACAACTTCCTGGTAGAGATTGACGACCTGGCAACCCTGACAACGTTGAAGACCTCAACAAACGTTGACGGAGTGTTTGACCAAACCTGGGGCACGAACGACAGGCAACTGGAACCGTTGAACGGTATCGCCGGTGGTATCCCTTCCCCGACTACCCACATTCGCGCTGTGGGCGACTACTGGTACCCTACTGCTGGGCAAGAAGCCACTGTTGAGGTGGCGGGTACGTTCGGTTGGCCTGCTGTCCCCGACGCTGTTGAGCAGGCTTGTATCCTCCAGTCCGCCAGATATTTCAAGCGTGCTGACAGTCCTATGGGGGTGGCCGGATTCGACTCTATGGGCGTTGTCCGTCTGTCAAGGATTGACCCTGACATTGCAACCCTTTTGGAGCCGTACTGCCGGATTAGGATGGCGTAATGACTGACATTCAGGCCATCAGAGAACGAATGGCTGTCAATCTTGGCACTATTAGTGGTTTGCGTACAGCCGAAAACGTGCCCGATATTGTCAACCCGCCTGTCGCTGTTGTCAGCCTGGAGCAGATTGCTTTCGACGGCGCTTTCAACCAAGGACTCACCACTCTTGAGTTCACAATCTTCGTTGTAGTGTCTCGTGCTGACGAGCGCACAGCACAACGAAAGCTAAACCAGTACGTAGCACCTACCGGAGCTTTCAGTATCAAGTCTGCGGTAGAATCGGATAGGAGACTTAATAATCTCGTAGCGGATTTACGGGTTCGCAGCGTGACTAACATAGGCTCTCTACAACTGGATGATCAGGAATATATGGCGGCTGAGTTTGCTGCCGCTGTTTATGTATAAGGAGAAATAAATTGGCAAAGTATGTAGTTACAAGCCAAAAGGTAACTGTGAACGGAACAGACGTTTCGGACGCTTGCGCTCGCGCTGAGCTTGTCCTAAACGCTGCCGAGGTCGAAACAACTGACTTCGGTTCCGCTGGTTGGACTGAGGTTGTGGGCGGCCTGAAGAGTGGTCAACTGACCCTCGACTTCCACAGCGACTTCGGTGCCGGTGGTGTGTCTGAATTGTTACAGGACCTTGTTGGCACGATTGGCACCTTTGTGGTTATTGCTAACGGAACCGCTGCTTCAGCGACTACGCCCGAATACACCACGACTGCGCTTATTAACAGCTTCACCCCCGTGGCTGGAGCAGTTGGCGATCTCGCAACATTTTCGGTGACTTTCCCCACAACGGGTGAGGTTTCCTACGGCACTGCGTAATTGTTGTAAGATACCAGCATGAGAATCAACCTACACATTCAGTTCGCGGACGGTACGTCAAAAACAATAACCTGTAGCGCTGCTGACCTTGTTGCTTTCGAGGACAAGTTCGGTATTAGTGTTACAAAGTTGGCTGAGGAAACTCGGATTGGCTGGTTGTTGTTTTTGGCGTGGCACTCGGACAAGCGCACTGGCGGTACTAAGGCTGACTATGAAAAGTGGCTGGAAACAGTCGACACCATTGGGGAGTCTGAGGAAGACCCAAAATAGTTGGTCTCGGTGAGTCTTCGGCTCACTGGATGATCGCTGGCCTAGCGGTTGAAACCGGAATTAGTCCTAGAGAGTTGTTACAGCTCGATGACAGGATGCTATGGACCATGCAACGCTGGTTGGTAGCAAAGAATCTGCCGAGACACTAGGAAGCCGCCCCTTCGGGGGCGGTTTTCTTGTCGGTAG